GGATCTTTTGGTGTAGGTGGCTGTGGTTTTTTTAAAATTAAATCAATATCTTTTACACCCAACGCTTCATACATGTTTCTGTACACTTCATACTGATTATGAATAGCTGGATTCGAGGCAGCCAGTTGCATTTCTGTTTGTGCTAGGGAGATCCTTTGTGTTTGAGAAAAAATATTGGGATCTGCAACTGGCAATATATCTACTCTATCATCGAAGTCTAATTGTTTAATTTGCCTCTGTCCTCCGATAACATCGTAGGGATAGATTGGAGGTAGATATAATTTGAAAACTCTTGCTAATAAACTAAATTCTTTTTTCATTGAGGCATACAATCTTTTGTGTATAGCAGACATAGTTCTGCTGCCTCTTTCCAGCATAGCAACTGTCGTGCCCACTGCTGCTGATTGATTACCCTCTCCTACTTGCAGATCCGCTATAGAAGCGAATCGTTGACCTGCCTGTACCACGACACCCATAAGTGCTAATAATGTTTGCGATGGTTCTTTGAAAGGAAGAGTCATAAAAGCATCTTTTAAATTTCCACCGGGAGCATCTACATCTCTAAACTCTCCAGGTTGAATAGCTTGCGACTCGTCTCTCATTTTAATGCCACGCATTTTAAATCCAGCAGGTAAGTTCGACAAGGTTCCTGCGTCAAGTAATGATCTTAAAGCTGATGTCGCTGTTCTAGATAATCCACCTATCATGTGAATTAATCCAAAACCATAAAAGCCAAGACCGGGTAAAAATTTAAAATGAACAAAGTAACTAATTTTACTTTTTGTCGGATCACCTATTTCATAATTTCTTCTAATAGATAAAACTTCTTTTGAAGCCTCTTCAATCGTTACAATGTAAGGTAATTTAATTCCTGTTGGTGCGCCGTCAGCACTGACATCGTTAAATCCGTCAATGTCTAAATTAACATGGCACTCTAATAAAGAATACATTTTTTCATCTTTACCTTTTCTTGTGCCATCTAATTCTCTTTCTTTTTTATCTGTTTGTGATTCATTTATATAAGCAGGATTTAATTCTATGTCTCTATAAAATCCACCTACTTGTTGTTTTCTTAGTTCGTTTTCAGAAATTTTTATTGTGTGTATAATTGAGTCTGCATCTTCCAATGATGTTGCTGTATACGGTACAACTAAATCATCTGCGGGTACAAATTTAGAAACAGCTCTACCCATAACAGAATCATAATAAACTTTTTTAAATGCAGATCCTGATAGTGGTAAATAAAATAACATTTGATCAAATTCAGCTTCATATTCTTTCATCTCAGACATGATTGTATAATTCATAAAATCTTTTACACGTTGAGCTTGTTGTTCTCTGTCTGCTGTTGGTAAACCAACAATCTGTGTTCTCACAGGGCCTTGTGCTGGTAATAATTCTTTATAAGCTAATGATTGAAACTGAGTAACAGCTTCTGCTAATACAGGGTGAGTTGCACCTGAAGCACCTTTAAATGGTTCTGTTTTGCTTTCGTATTTAAATCCTAATAGATCTAATCCTGATGTGTAGGCTTTTTCCCAATCTCCTCTTGAAGATTTATAATCTTGATAATTTGCAGACAACTCTTGACCAATAGGTGTAAGAACATTGTCTGGTAATAATTCTGCTAAATTAGAAAAATGATCTTGGCTCTGTTCTAAATTTACTTGTGATGGATCAAAATTAATATCAACACTGCCATCTTCGTTTGTTTGAACGTCAACGGGTTCTTGTGGTTCTTTTTCTGTTTTTTCTAATTCTACCTGTAATTCGTCTGGGCTAGGTATTTTTATAGTTTGCTCAACGTTTGGAAGAGCCTTGTCTACGTCTGCCATTATTTTTTCTCCAATCGAACCACTTTAACCTTTTTATTAGGTATATTCAACCCCTGTGGATTAGGTCCTCTTTTAGGGGGTGGACCTGATTTTTTACCTCCGCTATTTGCGGGACGAGTAAGATATTTCATCATTTGATTGTACTCGTGTATTTTCATTACATTCCTAGCATACGAGCTAAGCCACCATCTGCTTTTTTAATTGATGGTGTTTTTTTAGAAACTTCTTCTACAATTTCTTGAATACCTTCTGGTTCAATTCCATCTTCAATGTCTTTCATCTTACCTTCCATGTCTGGTTTTACAGTAAACTCCTCATATTCGTCTGGTGGTTTTTTACCTTTTGTAATTTCATCTGCTTGACCTTTTCTAAATGTCATAATTTCTTCTTGGAAACCATACTCACCCATATCATCTGTTTTTGTAACAATAGTTTCACCTGATGTACCATATGCATTTTCTCTTAATTCATAATTTTTGTATGTATAATTTTTTTCAACTCTTGGATCAACAGCGACATCATCAACTGGTTTTCCAAATTTTTTAATCTTATCAACTAATGCAAAGAAATAGTCTGGAGCTTTGGTTACAGATTCTTTTACTACAGGTGCAACTTTAGCAACAGGTTCAGCTAACTTAAAAAATTTTCCAACATAAGGTAGTGCTGCAAGTCCACCCATAATTTTTAAAACTTGTCTTCTTTTAGGATCAGCTGGTCCACCTTCTTTCAAACCAAACAATCTAAATAGTTCTGCAAGACCTTCATATCCTAATTCTGCTCCCATAAGTTTTGGGTTTTCTAAAATAGCTTCTAGTGTTGAACCTCTATATCTTTTTTTTAATCTAGCTAATTTACCTGATGCAAATCCCACTCTACCACCCATAGCAAAATCTTCTGGCTCGCCTCTTGGATGTTTACCTGTTTTTCTAATCTGTTCAAGTTCATCAAACGTTTCATCACCGTATAATTTTACGTTAAGATCTTTTTCAATAATTCTTGTTGCTTCACCTTTTTTGCTTTTTTCAAAAACATCTTCCATTTTCTTAAACTCATCTAAAGATTGAATACCACCAAATTGTTTTTCAACTGGAACTCTGTCTCTACCACCTGAAGGAAATTGAATTATTTTTGCTTGCTCTCTTGCTCTTTCTGCAGCTTCCATTTTTACTTTTAATAAATCTATTCCCTCTGGGTTTTTACCTTTGACTTTACGATATCCTGCAATGAGTAAATCTAAAATTTTTTTATACATGTTTTACCAATAATATTTATATTTTTTTGGAGGGAGCTTTTGGTCCTCGTAATCTTCAGGGTGAGTAATTAAACCTCCCTGTCTAAAGCGCATGACTGCTTGGGTCATGGAATCAACCAAATCATCATGATCTCCATACGGAAACGCTGCACATTCTTCAATAACCTCTTGTGCAAACTTTTCGTGTGTAGGAGCCCATATCATACCACTTTCAAACAAAGGTGCAATAGAATTTACACGTGTGTGTTTATCATTACCTTTAGATGGCGTGAAGTTCACTACTGGTATACCCATAGATCTAAGTTCATAAGTTAGTGGTAGACCAGATGCTTTAGCTTCAACTAACACAGTCTCTGGTTGCCAGTAATCATATTGCTCTTTTGCAAGTCGTCTTAACTCTGGAAACTCTAATCTATCTTTAATCGCATCTAATAATATCAAATGATGTGGCGTGTCTTCATTCTCTTGAAACACACCCCACGTGGTAATAGCAGAATAGTCGGCTGTTTGTTTTTTCATAAAAGCAGTATCATAGGATTGTATGACATGTTTCAAAGGTGGCAATGAGTTCTTTTCCCAAGGCTTCCACCACTCACGTTTTATGATAGCACCTTCCTCTGATGTTGGATTTTGCATCCATTGTGCATTCCATTTAGCAACAGATAGTGATGCTTTCACACCTTCTAATTCTTCTAACTTCCAATACTCTGGCCATACTGGTTTACCTGAAGGCATAATAGCTGGAAACTCTACAACTTCCCACTGATCAGCTTTATCTGTCTTTTGAGATTGCACCAGCATCCCTGTTAAATCTTTCGTATTCCATCTTGTCATTACACAAACAATTCGTCCACCTGGTTGCAAACGTTGACGTGGACCTGATGTATACCATTCATACGCTCGCTCTAACGCTTGTTTGTTCATAGCATCTTGTTCCGAGTGAGGATCGTCAATGATTAATAAATCTGCACCTCGTCCTGTAATAGCACCCCCGACGCCTGATGCGAAATACTCGCCGCCTTGTGCTGTTTCCCATTTACCG